CCGGATGTAGTTCTCCGTATGGTTCTCCACGGGCGGCGCATAGCGCAAGATCATCTCCCGCAGCGTGCGGCATCCGTGACGCACCCGGTAGGTGTGGAGCAGCACGAACATCGCCCGGTAGCCCCACGGCATCGACTCGAACGCCTTAAAGGCCGGGTCGGAACTCCTCGTCTCTCCCTTGTATTTGGTCGCACTCCGGCGGATATTCCCCGGGTTGCAGTTTCTTAGTCCTCTGCTCATCTTCCTTTTGATCGTTGAACTCGAATAACTTGATTAACACGGGGCACTTGTGCGAAGGCGTCTTGCAGCGGAAAGCTTCCTGGATTATCCCGCTCTTGCGCTCCGACTCGTGCTCCTTGATCTCGACCTTGGCCTCCAGCTTCTCGACTTTGGCCGTCAGACGGGTGATCTCCTCCTGAAGCAGGGCCACCAGTTTGGACGTCTCGTCGATACGCCGTCCGTTCTTGCCGAGAATCCAGCTTACCAGCGCGATGGCGATAGGTGCAATGACGTAAATAATCCAGGTCTCCATCCGCTACTCGGCTGCCGCCTGCCTGATCAGTACCACGCCCGCCTTGTCTGCCCGGATGCTCTTGCCTCCGGCGCGCTGGAGGAACGAAATGATGTCGCCGTAGTAGAGCGGGTTGCCCTGGTCGTCGAACAGAAGCGAATCGCCCAGCGCGCGCGACACACAGTCCTCGTGCCATGCCAGACCCGCGGCGCAGTCCGTCGCAGCGTTGGCCGCGCTCCAGGGCTTCAGCGTGCCGTCCGTAGCGACCTTCGCCACCTTCGAACGCTTGTAGAAGTCGAAACCGAGGTATTTGCCGATCACACCGCGGGCGGGGTCTGCGCATACCAGGAAGCCGTTGCGCTCGGCGTCCGTCAGGGAGTTCAGCAACTGGTTGTACATCCGTGCGTCGAGCAGGATACAGCGGCCCTCCTCCGGGATGTCCTGCTCGTCGAAAAGCGTCTGGAGCTCCTCGACGGTCTGCTTGGTCATCCGTTTGCGGTTGCCCGTGGCCTCTTTGATGTGTGCGGCGACGGCCTCGCCGAGCGTCTCCACGACCTTCACCCCTTCGGGAATCCAGTTGTAGATGATCGACTCGTAGATGTCCTGCGCGAGTTTGCGGCGCGACTGGCGTGTGACGCTTTCGCGCTTGTTGTAGGACAGCTCCACCTGCTCGGCATGGGGGATGCGCACCGGGTCCACGGTGAACTCGTCCATCTGATAGATCAGATCGACGTCCTTGCGTTCGGTCACGTTGGCGGGGAAAACCGTTCGGTTTTTCTCCACGTTCGGAGCCGCCCCGGCATTCGGAACGTGCACCGTCTTTTCGTTCACGAACTCGCTGTGATCGACCGAGCGGGCCGCGAACGTGTTGTTGGCGAACAGTCCTTCGATGATGGACTTCACCCAGATTTCAACTTGTAATGCCATTCTGTTTTGATTTGTTGATGATGCGTTTTCGGCTATCCCCGGCAGATGTGCAGCGAGGCGGCCATCTCCTTGTACTTCTTCTCGTAGAGGTCGGGGTGGTTGGCTTTGAGTTCGGCGAGCAGTCCGGCCCGGTCCAGCTCGTCCCACGACTTCGCGGCATACTTGCCCGCGTCACCGCCCTGCGTCCCTGCCAGGCTGGAGAGCTTCGTGCGTTCCGGTACGCTGCCGAAGATCTTGCGGGCGTTCTCCGGGTTGGCCTTGAAGGTTTCGATAACGGCGTCCTTGGCATCGGCTGCGATCTTGCCCGCCTTGACGAGCGCGTCGGCGAAACTTACCGCTTCGACGGCCACGGCGTCCTCCTTCTCCTTCCTGAGCCGGGCGATTTCCGCTTCGGCCGTCTCCTTCGCGGCCTTGAGGCTGGCGATCTCCTCGTCTTTGGCCGCGACGGCCGCGACGATCGCTGCGCTGACGGCAGCTTCGTCCATCTGGCCGCTTTTGCTGCCGAGGGCAACGATAGCCTCGGCCGACAAATTGATTTTTTCCATTTGTTCTCGATTGTTGGTTTGGTATTCTGCATCGACCGCAGCGACAAGCTGCATGGGGTCTAAATTCATGAACTCGTTACGGGCCGAGGAGGTGATCTCGTCGCACAGCCCCGCATCGAGCGCCTCCGCTGCCGAGAACCACGTCTCCTCGCGCATCAGCTTCGCCATTGTCGCCTCGTCCTTGCCCCGGCGGACGAGGACCTGCCGCAGCATGTCGGTAAGCCGCGCCAGTGCCTTCTTCTGCTTGGGGCTCGTCGCCTTTCCGCTCTCTCCCGTGAAGTAGGGGTCGTGGATCATCATTTTGGCGAAGTCCATCATGCAGACGCGGTCCGCAGCCACGGCGACAACGGCCGCCATCGACGCCGCGATGCCGTCGATATGTACGCAGACGGGGGTGTTCATGGAAAGGATGGCCGAAACGATGCTCATGCCCTGGAAGACGTTGCCGCCCGGAGAGTTCATCCGGATATGGATCATATCGAAATCGCCCCGGTCGAGCGACGCGAGCTCCTGGGCGAAATAGTCGCCGTCCACCCGCGGGCCGATTGCGCCGTAAAGCCGCATTACGGCTTCCCGCGGCGTCTCGTTTACGGAATCTATGTACGTTTTTTCCATCGTCTTTTCGAAACAGCGGCTTAACCGGGTAGCAATTCGCCGCTGTGCCTTGTTACAATGACATCGTCCGTTGCTACTCGGGGCCGATGCCGTCCGTCAAAAAGCGTTGTCCTCCCAAAAATTCGTTGCGGAAGGGGGATTCGAACCCCCGACCTTCAGATAATGAGTCTGACGAGCTGGCCTCTGCTCCATTCCGCGATTCATGGTGCAAATATCGCCCGGGTAGATTCGCGTAACAAATAGAGTGTAAATTATTTACACTCTATTTTTATCCGGCGGGCGAATGCCCCAATTTTGCACCGTACAAACCGCCCGGAAGGGCTAATAGAATCGCTGTAAATGGCTAAAACGACCAAAAAGCCGAGGACGAAGCGAGAGCTCGACGTTCTCCGGGATTATGCGTGCCGTCTGTTTCTGAGCGGCGAAACGCAGCGGGTAATCGCCGCGAAAACCGGACTAACGGAGGCCACCGTCAGCAGGTGGGCCAGGGAGGAGAACTGGGACGCCCGGCGCCGGGAGCAGAACTCCTCGTCGGTCGCCCTGGTCAATTCGCTGATGCTGGCGGCCAGGAAGATCTCCGAGCAGATCATCACCAAGCTGAACAAGGGCGAAACGGACGACATCGACGGCATCACCAAACTGTCGGACAACATCGCCAAGGTCATGGCCTCGGCAAAGCGCATCGCAAAGGGTATCACCCAAGACGAGATCATCGACGTAATCATTGACCTGGAGCAATGGATGATGCAGCGGGCCGAGACCGACGAGGAGCTGACGCCCGAACTGCTCACGACCATAAACGGCCTGCACAAGAAGTATATCGAATGCATTTCCGCACAGGAAGCGTAACGAATGGCATCCGTCAGCAGAAAATACAAGGAGGCGCAGGAACGCTGGATTCAGCATTGCCACGACATCGAACGATCAACGGCCAAGATTCCGAAGGGAACGGAGCAGGAGCGAAAGGACCGCATCGCCCGTGCGCGAAAGGATTACAGGTATTTTGTCCGCACCTATTTTCCCCACCTTGCGACGACCGAGTGCGCGGACTTCCAGGTCGATGCCGCGGTTTACATGCGGGACCATGAAAACGCCCGCGGCCTGTTCGAGTGGGCGCGCGGGCACGCCAAGTCCACGCATATTTCGCTCTTGCAGCCGCTCTGGCTGAAGATCCAGCCCAACGCGCAGCCGTTGATCATGATTCTGGTGTCGAAAAGCCAGGAAGCCGCCCGGCGCCTGCTGGGCGACTTGCAGGCGGAGCTGGAGTCCAACGACCTCTATAACGCAGATTTCGGCAATCAACGGGGAGCGGGAATATGGACGAACGGCGAGTTCACGACGGCCACAGGCGATCTGTTCATCGCGCTGGGACGCGGACAGTCGCCGCGAGGCATCAAGAAGCGCGGGCTGCGGCCCAATTATATCGCGGTGGACGACATCGACGACGACGAGCTGGTGCGCAATCCCCGGCGCGTGGGCGAAGCGGTGGACTGGCTGCTGACGGCCCTGCTCGGAACGATGGCGATGGGGCGCGGACGCCTGGCCGTCGTAGGCAACCGGATCGGCCGCACGTCGGTCATCGGCACCCTGGCGGATAATCCGCATTTCCACCATACCGTCGTCAATGCGCTCGACAGAAAGGGCCTTCCGTCCTGGCCGCAGAACTACACGCTGCGGGAGATCGCCGAAATGCGCGGCATCATGGGCGAGCGGCGTTTCCAGCGCGAATACATGAACAACCCCGTCAATGCGGGAACCGTTTTCGAGGAGAAGCACATCCGCTTCGGAAAGATGCTGCGCATGCGGGAATACCGCGCAATCGTCTGCTACACCGACCCGTCGTTCAAGGCGTCGGCGACGGCCGATTTCAAGGCGACGATGCTCGTAGGCATCACGCCCCAGGGCAAATACCACGTGCTGAAAGCCTATGCCGACCAGACGAAGGTCTCGACGATGGTCGAATGGCACTACGACGCCCACGATTACGTCGGAGACAACCCGGTGCGGTACGAAATGGAGGCGGGATTCATGCAGGACCTGCTCCTCGACGAGTTCCGCAAGTACGGCGAGAAAGTCGGCTACCAGATACCCATCGTCGGAGACACGCGCAAGAAGCCGGACAAATTCGCACGCATCGAAGCCTTGCAGCCCCTGTTCGAGCGCGGGGACATCATCTTCAACGAGCTGGAGCGGGATTCGCAGGGAATGCGGGTCCTCGTCGAGCAGCTCCTCTGCTTTGAGAAAGGCAGCAAAATTCACGACGACGCCCCGGATGCGCTGGAGGGGGCGATATGGAAACTGAGCAACTCCGTGCGTAAGACCAACAACCGCTATGCGGTGGGCCATCGGGCCAGCCGTAGGTGGTAAAATCAATAGGACAATGTATCTGACACCGGAAGAACTGAAAAGCCACATGTACGCCCATATCGTCGAGGAGATCACCGAGGGCGACGAGCAGATCGTGCTGCAAGCCATCGAAGCCGCCGTCGAGGAGGTACGCTCCTATCTGCGGCCGCGTTACGACACGGACCGGATTTTCGCGGCGGAGGGTTCCGAGCGCAATGCGCTCGTTCTGGAGAACACCAAGATCGTCACCGTGTGGAACCTTATCAAGCTGTCGAACGTCGAAACCATATACGAGATACCTTAGATTTGCGCAGTAAACAGGAGATGAGATAGAGTTGGTAATTTTGTAGAGAAGAGGTTAGCTAAAAGAAAGGGAGGCAGGGAGTGAACCAGGTATCGATAAGAATTCAAGATTCATTTCCATATTAGGACTCTTTGTCTTTCTTGAACCGAGACCTGAATAAGAATTTAACCTTTCATTGTTAAGGTAGTTAGGATAGGTTCAAGTTCCTTTCTCTCAATTTGATGGTCAAAAACAAAAGTAATGGACAATTTTTATTTCATCGGGGTTGACGTCAGCAAAAAGAAACTGGACTTCTGCGTACTATTCGAGGGTAAGGTTCTGCGCGAAGAACAGGTAAGCAACCACCAGCAGGCTGTCGCCAGACTGATCGGCGAGTTGAAGAACGATTTGGAAATGGATAACGAACAGTTTTTAATCTGTGCCGAACATACGGGGCAATATACTTTCCCTCTGGTATGTGCTTGCAAGTCGGTCGAGTGCAAACTTTGGTTGGAGAACCCGTCCCAGATCAAATATTCATCCGGTATGCAGCGGGGCAAGAACGACAAGGTGGATGCAAAGCGCATAGCCATTTACGCTTCACGGTTCGGAGATAAGGTTAAGTATTACGACCGTCCCTCCGAGGAGATAGAGAGGCTTAAACAGTTGGAGAGGGAGCGTGCGCTTTACGTTACCGACCTGGCTAAATACAAAGGCCAGATGTACGATCAGAAAGATTTTATGCCGGCGGCGCTTTATCGCAAGAAAACAAAGCGGATGAAAGGCTTAATACAGGAACTACAAGCGGCTATCGATGCGATCACTGCTGAAATGGAGAAGATCATAGGCTCAACGGAAGTGCTTGCGCGCCAGATGGAACTTTTAATGTCGATAGACGGTGTAGGTAAAGTGGTAGCTCTGAATGTGATTATCGAAACAGAAGCGTTCTCCCGCTTCGACAATCCCAGAAAGTTCTGCTGTCACGCAGGTGTCGCTCCGTTCTCATACACATCCGGGAGCAGCCAGCACTCCAAAAACAAGGTCTCGCATAGGGCCAACAAGAACATAAAGAAACTGCTACATATGGCAGCCGTATCGGTAACTCATCGTAAAGAGGGTGAACTAAAGGCCTACTATATGCGGAAAGTAGAAGAAGGAAAGAACAAAATGTCGGTAATCAATGCGTTACGTGCTAAAATCGTGGCCCGCATGTTCGCCGTCATCAAAAGAAATGAATTTTATACTCCTATTTACTCTTAAAAAACTTGCAAAAACCATAAGAATATGGAAGTACGGCTGAAACGGGTTTACGACCCTGAAAGTCCCGGAGACGGATTTCGGGTGCTGGTGGATAAACTTTGGCCTCGGGGCATTCGCAAAGAGGCGTTTCATTACGATTTGTGGGCGAAGCGGATCGCTCCTTCGACGTCGCTGCGGGTGTGGTATCACGGGGATCCGGCAGGCCGTTGGGCGGAGTTTCGGCGCAAGTACCTCGATGAGCTGGGGAGTTCGGCTGCCATGCAGGATTTTCTCGACCGCATTCGGACCTATCCGGATGTGACGTTGCTCTATGCCTCGAAGAACAGGGTTGAGAACCATGCGGTGATTTTGAAGGAGTTTATCGAGAAAAACCTGAATTGA